CAGTGTCCCGCCACGACTCAAACGAAGGATGGTGATATGCGTAGTTACACAGGATACAGATTCGTTTCCGCCAATAAGCGAAGCCGAGAGGTGCAGGATACCTCCGACGCCCGACGATACTGGGATCTCCGCAAAGAACTCATCAAGTGGTTCAACGCGAACCCCGACATCACGCCGCCCCCGTACATCGTGGAAATCATGAACTGGAAACGAAGGAAGAAAAACCCATGACCGATACCGTACTACACCGAATTTCCGTCACTGGCGTGATGGATCTCCTGATCACCAGCAACGGGTGCATCGACATCTTGGGCGGAGTGGACATTCAGTTCATGCTCGCCGTCCGAACCAACGACGATACCGTCGAATCCCCGATCTCGCTGGAAGCGGCGAAGGAAATCTTCATGAGCAACTGCGCCATGGAGCGGGAACACTTCAGTGTTGAGAACCAGTGGTCTGAGACCTATGGTCAAGCCGTGGAATCCGCCCGCCGCCTCCGCGAGGAGGGGCGCCGCGAGGACGAAGATTTGCTGCTCCGCTCCGACATGCCCTTTTGAGGATTGAACGATGAACGAAGAAGCAGGATACAAAGCAACATGGGATACTCGCATTACCTACCTTCTTTGTGGTAATGACGGACAACATTATAGAATCATCATCTACATGCTGAACGGCGAGAAGGTTCGGTTCATGATGGGCCACACCGAGAGTGTTGTTGACGTTGTGCAATCTCATGCCAGACAGGCTTGGGAAGAACTCACTCAAGATGGTTACTTTCTCAAGGATGTAGAGACTGCCAAGAACTCACCAGCAATGGCAAAGCAAATGGAAGACAACATGACAGAGTATCTCAAGGATAAGTCTGGTTATGAATATATGTCGGAGTATGCTCTTGACGCATGAGAGATTTAGGGTATAATACATACATGTTCACAGCAACGATATACACACCAGACGGAAACATGATGATTTCAACAGAACTCAAAATCCTTGTAGAAGAAGAGTACGGCTATCGGTATTGGTCGTGGATCCCGAACGAAACGACGTTCGATGAAGTAGAGAATCTAGTCGAAGCAACTAGGCGACAGCCCAAGGTTTGGCGAGACATCTACTTCAGAGATATCACCAAGTTTGGTGGAGACTGGACTCTTCTTTCTATGCCCGAGGATATGACGGAGCAAGAGGAAGACAAGTGGGTCGATGAGAATCTTGGTAATGATGACTATCATGCCATCATGACCCTTCGTGCAGACCCAGATGATTCGAGGATTCTATGGAACGTCGAAAGCGTATGAAAAACGAAAAGAAGGAATGGCGTGGAGACAAGGCACGCCCTTCTAATCGAGCCAAGACTTGGGGACGAGATAAGTCGCCAAAGCAGGATCGTAAGAAGTGGAACAACAACCCATCCGAGATTTGCTGGGTGGGATGAGACATGGAGAGAACGTTTCTCTCCTCCTCACTAAAACGCATAGGAGACATATCATGTCTAGCGTTTTTGAAAAGACCGTGGTTCGGCACCACTACACTCAGGTGACTTACCTGATGGAGCATGGTGATACCATCTGGTACATCACCGAAGCCACGGACGAGAATGGTAAGACGAGCATCGTCGATATCAATTCTCACCAAAACAAGTGGCTTCGTTCCACTGACTCTCTCTACCGAGAGATCGAAACCGCCTTCCGCGTTAACCGAAGGTGACATATGCCAGGGGGGATCGTAAGATCCCCTCTGGTGATTCTTTTTATTGGAGCATAGAATGCAAGCAGGTTTTACTTTTATTACCCGTGATGATCGAAACAAATTTGAACAGTCTTTGTATGAACTGAAAATGTCTTTCGTTGATATCATTCGAGGAACGGCCCCGATTATTGAAACTGGTGGTGTCCATCGTGGTGACACACACTCAATCGAACTGTTCTGGAATGATGAAGACAGTATCGACATAAATGAATTAACCGATTTGGCGTATGGTTGTGGTGGCACAATCTCCATCGTCTAAATATACTAGGAGAATGTGATGGCATTAGAAAAAGTATATCGTGTTTGGGTGTGTTATGGTTATAACTACGGATCACCTCTAGATGAGTCGGTGACTCCTACTATCATATCTGAATATTTGTTCGGTGATTTCACCAGTTCAATTTTAGCAGATCAAAAGATTCGAGAATTTATCGATCAGTTTAAATTCAAACAACCTAACAAACAAATCCCTCAGTTCAAAATGATAGAACATATTATCAATGGTGCTGGTCAAGATATTTTCTTTCAGAATAGTGAAAATCCGCGAAGCGAGGATGCTCCAGAAGTCAGTTCTAATATTACGACAAATATTCCTTGACACGTTTTCGCTTCATGTTATAATTACCCTTGTAGCGGTTTCAATGATTAATACTAAAAACACTAATGAGATTTTCTAACTTGGAAACAGAATACGATCTACTGCTAATTGCTACTGCCATTATGCTGACGTACGTTGCGTTCATACGGAGGTATGATAATGAGTAGTGAATTCAATGTTGAACTACAGAGTGGTCGTACATCAATTGTTTTAACTTTTGATAACTCATATAGTATCACTGCCTCTTGGGGTACGGATCAGGATTGTTCTAACGTTGAAGCCGAAACTTACCATAATGATTTTCTAGATCTATTCTCAATACCCAATGTTCAGGTTACAGTTCAAGACTCAGATGGCGGAACTGTACCCTTTGGTAAAGGTAAGAATCATTTGGCCCGAGTGACACCAGAAGAATTTATTCAAATCGCGTATCGTGTATCTTCCATTGGAAAGGAAATTGTTGATGAGTGAGTATAGACTGCATATTGATATCCCACTAGGCACAGATGAGAATGAGGCAATTCGTATTGCTAACCATATGATTTCTTCTATTGCTGTTCATGTTGGTAATCGTTCAAAGATTGACGAACCTGTTAGTGGAATGAACTATCGTTTGGGACATGATGATGATCGACAGAAGTCGAACTACTTCAACAAGAACGAAGAAGGTCATGTAAATAACAAGAAGACTCGCTTGACATTCAACGAGCAAAGTGTATAATATATAAAACGAGGGTCGGAAGCGGATGGCATCAGCAGTAACGCTTATAACGTTATTTTCGGGAGTTCGAGTCTCCCCCGACTCACTTGGAGTTTATTTAAGATGGAACGACAACCAACAATCTACGTCGCTGGGCCCATGCGTGGGTTCGAGAACTACAACTACCCTGCTTTTGATCGATGCGCCCGTGTCCTTCTAGAGCAGGGTTGGCATGTAATTAATCCAGCAGAACTAGATCGTAAACAGGGCAAACCTACTTCGCCCTCTTACGAGTTTGACCCAGACAATTGTTACGAAGACCATGAGTTTATGCGTGCTGCTTTGAAGCGTGATATGGATTCTATTTGTGATGAGTGTACGGCAATCTACATGATGTCTGGTTGGGAGAAGAGTAGGGGCGCAAACGCCGAACTTGCTCTTGCCCGAGCATTGGGTATCAAAATCTTTTACGAAGCACCACTTCCGAAATGAGAAACTATAATGTCTGATAAAGAATACAACAGGGTTCCGCGAGAAACTGCTCGATCTTTTACAAAAAGGCAAATCCCGCGAGACGAACAACTAGAAAAGACTCGGATCGAGAACAAACGCATTCGTGAAAAAATGCGAAATCTAAACAAGAAGGATAATTGATGGGAACGTATACACCAGAAGAATTGGTTGCATCTCTTGAAGAAGGAATTTGCCGAGTAATCTTTAAAAAGAAATCAAACGCTCTTTTGCGTGTGATGTACTGCACATGGACGCCTGAAGTTCTTGTACGAGAGAAGATGTCAGTAGAAGACTTGAATGATGGAAATCGGTTGATTGTTTGGGACATCGAAAAAAATGGTTGGAGATCCTTTGACATGCAAACCGTAATTGACTTTACCCCTAACATTGAAAAACTAGGAGACTAATATAATGTTTAAACTTGCAAGCACAACTAATCTTGCCGTAATCTTTGGTGGTCTTGCCTTTTACGGGCAGCAGACTGATCAAATGAATCTGTTCTACGTTTTTGTAGGAATTGCTATTGCTCTCATGTGCGTCTCGGCCCGCGACAGAGAAAACCAATGGGAACGTGATGATGAGATCGGTCGCATTGAACGAGATCGTGCCTCAGACTATGATGAACTAGTCCGCGGCCGCGATCAACATTATGATGAACTTAACCGACGTATTGATGAAAGGAACGATTGAAATGTTTACACCTACTTTTAAATTGCCTTGGGACTATGTTGGTTGTGGTACTCCTCGGATTGAACTCGTAAGGAACCACAACAACTGGCGTGCTTGTCTCTTCAACTTTAATGCTGATAGTATGGTTGATGGATTCGACGCCGATACTCTTGATGAACTCTCTGATATTTTCAGAGAGGCTGCGGAATATATAAAGAAGACGGATGCGGAAACACCGTGTTTGTTTGAATCTGCAAAGGAGGGTAGTGATGAATTACAAAGCCGATCAGAACCCCGATCAGAAACAGTGGGTCCAGAGTGTTGTTGAGGCCAGCGAAGCAGCGGTAATTGGATATGAAAAATATCTACTCGATCTGATTGACTATCGTGAACTTGCTACTATAATAAAAACCCTAGCAGCACTTCTTCCATTAGATCGTGATAAGTATCATGACTTTGAACATCTTAAAGCAAAGCGTAAAGGTAAAAAACGATGAGTAACTACAATCTAAACGAATCAGTAATTCATTCCAACAGCAAACGAGTAGGTAAAATCGTAGAGGTTCAGGAAGTAGAAGGAAAGACTTTTTATAAGGTTGACTTCGACGGACTTCGTGAAACCATGAGTGAACATGATCTCGCCTACTTTCTCGCGGAATAGTAATGAACATTTTTGTACTGTCTGAGAACCCATGGCTTGCGGCACAACAAATGTGCGACAAGCATGTGGTAAAAATGCCTCTTGAAACTGCCCAAATGCTTTCGACCATTCATCGAGTATTGAATGGAGATGAAACAATTAGGCTGTCTAAGAATGGCAGAAGGATCAGGACATGGGTTCATCCTACCCAAGAGAACTTCCTCTATCGCTCGACGATGGTGAACCATCCCTGTACCATCTGGGCTAGAGAGACGGTAGCGAACTACTGGTGGTTGGTTGATCACGGGATCGCTCTCTGTAACGAGTACACCCGTCGCTACGGTCGTCGTCACGCTTCCCAGACCATCCTCGACTGGTGTCAACAGAACGCACCACAAGGGATCCTAGACTGCTTCACGATGACACCATTTGCACAGGCTATGCCTGACTACTGCAAAGTGCCTAAGAACGCAGTTTCTGCCTATAGGCAGTATTACCTGAAAGAAAAAAAGGCAATTGCCTCTTGGAAACACAGCGATGTGCCTAACTGGTATCTCTCAGAAAATTGGGAAGATTCTCTTCAGGTGAGTTGACAAAGAGTCGATGTATGGTATAATACTATTTCACAAGTGGAGACGAACTCAATGACTAAGATCCCGTAACGACCGATGACTAATAGCCTAACTTATAATATGATTTATATAAATGAGTCCCGCTGACCTATAGTTCAGCCCGAGATCGTTCGACCTTCTCGGAACAAGCAACAGGCATCCAAGTTTAGGGATCTTAGGTCAAACCCTGGCGTTACGCGGACTCGCCACCCGCAACTTTTTGAGAAAAACCGAATCAAAGGGTTGACAACCAACCAGATTCGGATACAATATACAAAGTCGAGTGCGAAGGACTGGTACGCACAACACTTACTTCTTCTTTATCCAGTCAATAGGAATCAGCGTAATGTCTAGTAACACTCTCACCAAGCGTCGTCGCGTCATGAACTACCTTGCCGGCGGCAAGGGTCTCACCCCCAACGAGGCGAAGTCACGATTCGGCGTCGGAAACCTCCGAGCAACCATTAGCGATATCAAGTCGCAGGTTGAAGCGTTTGGTAACTGGGAAATCACTAGCGAATCTACCGCTACTGGTATGACCCGTTACTTCATGGATGATGTTCATCCTGGCAACCGCACCTACGGCTATGACGCCGAGGGCAACCGCTTCTCTCTCTGATCTTAATTGATCAGACCCAAATCGTCGGGTGGGGAATGCTCCCCACCCGACCCCATAGCGGGTGTCGTATAAAGGCATTACGGCAGGTTTCCAACCTGCTCATGAGAGTTCGATTCTCTCCACCCGCTTTATGAAAAGTGACTTCACAATCTCACCCATCGGTAAGAAAGAAGCCGCACAATTACTTCTCAAGTACCACTACCTGAAGGATCATTCCAAAGGATTCAAAAGTGGTTACAACTATGGATTGTTTCGTGACGAACCCATCTCCGCTGAAGGCCCTCTTGGAGTCTGTATCTTCACTGGCCTCCCAGTTCCAGAACTCGCCCAGTCTGCATTCGGACTCAAGCGAACGGAGCAGCAAGGACTCTTTGAACTCTCGCGGTTGTGTTTGCACCCGACACCACAGAGTTCTGAAAGGAATCTGGCGTCATGGTTCGTGGCAAAATGTCTGCGGAAGTTGCGGCAAAGTTGTGAAGTGCGAGCAGTATTAAGTTATGCTGATTCAGAATTCCATGAAGGAACTATTTACAGGGCGTCTAACTTCGGTTACTATGGACTCTCTGATCCTAAAAAGGATTTCTGGATCAAGCAAGAAGATGGTAGTTTCGTTAAACACTCTAGAGGAAAGATGAGTGGACTCGAAGGCGAGTGGCGAGACAGAAGTAGGAAGCACCGTTATCTAATGATGTATGACAAAACTCTCGATGTGAAATGGAAAAAAATTGTAAGGGACTAATTACCCCTTGCACGGGACTCGCATAATAATCCTCTACGAATGGGGATAGTGCAAACTCTAAATGGTTTAGCGACCTGTCCGTATGATGCAGAAATGCTTGTATGAGATGATCCTTAGCGGGATGTGTAGAGTGGTGGAAACAGATTACTACAGACATTGTACGTTCGTTCTGTTTCCTTCAGGTATACAATAGCCCTGAGTCCCATTGATATAAAGTGAAAGCCGGCTGAGGTAGATAAAGTCTCAGCCGGCTTTCTCGGGGTACACACCTATTTTTAATTAGAGGGAAGCCCGCCGATGTGTGAAGTCATCAGCGGGCTTCCGTGCGACGGGGGTCACACAAATTCAATAAAGACCGAAAAATGTACCAGTAGATGCCGGGTAAGTTGCTCTACTAAACACAGGAAGAATTGATCCTGCTGGTACGGTTACTGTTACTATTTCATCTCCTGCTTTTGATGTAAATACAATACTAGAACTAGTACTCGCATAAAATGCCTTGTAGTTGTCGGTCGCCGTTACACCTGCGTCAATTGCTTTAATTCCAAAGTAGTCCATTAGAAATTCCTTTAGTTAGTTCCTCGATATATATGTATATGACTTGACTTATTCACTGTACCTTGTATAATAATGGAGTGAAAATAATGGGTGATAAACATGCAGCGGGTAAGGGTTCAAAGTATAGAGCCGTAGACCGCAAGAAATACGCCGAAAACTATGAAGCGATTTTCGGTAAAAAGAAAAACACAAAAAACTCAAACAAAAAGGATTCTAAAAAATGAGTGAAGTGAAACTTGTTCGACTTAAGAGTGGTGAGGAACTGATTGGAAAGTATACGATTAATGAAGGTGGGACTGCTCATCTTGATAGTCCCGTGATTCTTGTTCCTACTGGAGAAGGATCTGTAGGGCTGATGCCTTATATGCCTTATACTAACGTTGCTGATGATGGTATGGATCTTCCAGACGACTTTGTTTTGTTTGTTCTAGATCTTAAGCCTGAACTTGAGAATCATTATAATTCTCAGTTTGGTAATGGACTTGTTGTTCCCAAGGGTCCGCAGGGTCAGGGTCTTGTAGATGCCGCTGGTCTTAAACTCACTAACTGATAAGGATTAATAATGTCTAAGAGTATGCGTGCAAAGGATGAGTTCCGTGGTATGAACGTTGGACGCCCTCGTTCTTCTAAAAAGAAGAAGGGCAATGCTGCTGCTAAAACCGCTCGTTGCGGTAATGGCAAGAAGTTGCGATAATTGAAGTGGGCGTGGCTCAGTTGGATAGAGCAGCGGACTTCTAATCCGCAGGTCGCAGGTTCGAGTCCTGCCGCCCATGTTCCTTCGGAGGGCAGTGTTTCCACGGTAGCACAATTGGTAGTGCGTGCGGCTGTTAACCGCAAGGTTGCTGGTTCGAGTCCAGCCCGTGGAGTTCATTTTACAAAGGGTTCATTTTATGTCTGATAAAATTATTACAGTAAACATTCCACTGAGTGAGGATAAATTCAAATCATTAATCGACTTCGCTGTTTATAACAATATTTCAGCCGAACAGTTGTCTAGTCAGATTGTTCAGCAGTGGGTCAATACTCTGCCTTCTACTAATAAATATGTTTACCGAAAAACTGATTGATATTGCAAAACCTCTTTGCATGAACTTAGATCGAAAGAAGAAGCACGTTTCGATCATCGTTTCGAAGGGTGAAATTGTTTCAATTGGAACCAATCAATATAAGACACATCCTATTGCCAAGGCTATTGGATATCGATATTCAGAAATGCATAGTGAACTCAATGCACTCCTGAAAACAGAACAGCGTAAAAACCTTCACCTATATAACTTTAGATTCAACAGGTTTGGCGAGATGAGAATCGCTAAGCCTTGTTGTCTCTGTATGCCTTGGTGTAAAGCAGTATTTAAAAGTATTCATTTCTCTTCGAGAGATGGGATGCTAGAAATGGAACATGAATGGAACTCGAATTTAAGCCAGGAAAGTTTGCACTCAATCGCAACACACTTGAAACTGTGATTATAAAAGAAGTAAAGGATGATAGAATTCTTATCATTTCGGTGGACGGTAGTAGAGAAATGTGGGCTGATAATACTGACTATAACTTATTCAAGCGAAAAGATAATAAATGGACTGTAGAAGGGCCTCCCATCTATCGTAGTGAAGGTAAAGTCGGGATGGAAATGCAAGAGAAAACTGATACTAATATTTCAGAAAGGTTTAAGTAATGACAAACAACACAAATCCAGAATTTATGGATGGTTTTGATAGTAATCAATCTTTCGGTTTTATGGCCGTTAATGAAGATGAACTAAAAGATCTCATTGGTGGGGTTACCGAAGAAGAGCAAGTAACGCCAGAACAAATTTCTGCTATTCAAGACAAACTTCAGTTGATTGTTGAAATGAATAGTACCTGTGAGGGTGCTGGTGCCGTGAAAGCACAGTACGATGAACTACTTGCAGCCAAAATGAATGAGATTGAGCAGTTAGTTCTTCCTCTTCTGATCAATCTGAAGAAGAACGGAGATAAGGATTATCTATATTGGCCTGGCGCACAAAGAACTGCACAGGTAGAATTACAAGCAGAACGTATCTTACAGATAACGCAGGCTTGAATTGGGTGGCTTCGGCCACCTAATTTTTTATACATACATTCAGGAGACTGTAGATGAGTGAAAAAGACAAACCCGCTGGAGCAGGGTTCTTTGGAACTAAAGAACTCTTGAAGAAGTATAAGAAAGATACACCTGGCGAGTCTGTGAAAGAGGTCTATAAGAACTCTGGACTCGGTAAGTGGTTCGGACAATCCGCAGGTGGAGAAGCAGGTTGGGATAGATACAACACTAAAGGCGAACGAGTCGGTAAGTGTGGTGACTCTAAGCCAGGTGAAGGTAAACCAAAGTGCTTATCTCCTAAGAAGGCAAGACAACTACGGTCTCAAGGCGGAAAGAAAGCAATCGGAAACGCTGCGAAGCGTAAGAAAGCACAAGATCCAGATACAGATAGGCCAGGAACGGGTAATAAACCCATCAACGTTTCAAACAATATTAAGAAGGAAGATCGAGATATGAAATCAGCAAAAGAATTTTTAAACGACATGATTAATGAGCAGATTAATGAAGATCTTCTCAACGAGAAGAACAAACCCACTAATCCTGCTTTATGGACCAAGTCAATCTCTGCTGCCAAATCTAAGTTTGAAGTATATCCTTCTGCTTATGCTAACGCATGGGCATCGAAGCACTACAAGGCCGCTGGTGGTAGTTGGGAATCCACCAATGAAGAAGTCGATCTCGATGAAGCGTTGAAGGTAAGTAAGAAGGATGGTCCCTTTACTGTTGTTGCCATTAAGGGTGGTAAGGTAGTCGATACTTTCCGTGGTGCTGAACACGGAGAACTAAAGGACGTTGTTGCATTCTCTAAAGCCAATAACAAGGGCGCCAAGATCTCGGTCGAAGCAAAGGGCGGAAAGATCGTCCACACCGAAGGTTTCGAAATCGACGATGAGTTGATTGATCTTGACCTCAGTGAGGCAAAGAAGAAGAGAATCACCAAACTACATGGCAAGTATCCAAAGGGCACTCACTTCTGTGCTACCCATGTTGAACACGCTGACTTCGGACATGGCAACCCTATTCACTCGCAGCACGCTGCTCCTGACGAGTTCGGTGACATCGACTGGTACGATGTCATGTTCGAGCATGGAATCGAGCAGGGAGTCGCTACGGACGACCTACAGATCCATCTAGGAGAAGCACACTACGATCACGTTGAGCATGATCATCCAGGCGAAGATCTAGAAGAGGCAGAGTTCGACTCAAGGAAGTCGGCAGAAGAGATTCGTCTCCGCACCAAGTATCGTATGAGCAAGGATGGCGGTAAGGATGGAAAGCCATATTCCCCCGAGGATATGCACGGAGCAATGGATTCACTCCACCGCAAGAAGGCAAGAACCAGTGGCGTAAGACGTTTGGGTTCGCAGCATCCCAGCAATAAGAAACTCAATCTAAAGATTGGTGAGGCCATGGGGCCAGGAATTGCTCACAAGGATGGATTGAAGGATGCACAGAAGACTCCTTCCATGCAGAGGTATTATGCTCAGGTCAGGAAGGATCAAGCAGCCCGTGCCAAGCAGATTGAACAGGAACGTAAAGATGGTATCCGTAGCAAGTATGAGTCAGTCGAGCAAGTTGATGAAGTCTCGTCAGACACCCTTCGGTCTTATGTTACTAAGAGACGAAAGCAAACCGTCAAGGATCTTTCCCGAGAAGATGGCGGACATAACGATTCTAAACTCAAGAAAAACAACAGGGGAGTTGTTAATGCACTCTCTCGTCTTGATGCTCGTAAGAACAAACTAGAACCAGAACTTAAGAGAGAAGAAGTAGAACAGGTTGATGAGATGTCTGCAAAGGCACACTACAAGACATACCAGAAAAAGTTTATCGTTCCACCAATCGATCGTGCGAGAAACCCCAACCGTGAGAAAGAAGGACTCGAAGGTCCATACCGCAGTAAGAAGTCTGGTAAAGTCTTCTACTATGATACAAAGGCAGGAAAGTATTATGATGCCGATAGTGACATATATTTGAAAGTCAGTGATGTCATGGAAGCAGTCGAGCAGGTTGACGAACTCAACCGCGATACCCTCGGATCTTATGCAGATAAGGCAAGAGGTGACATCGAAGGTATCAAGAACGTCTTGAAGGCAAAGAAACTCGGACCAGTCTCTGATAAGCACAGAGCAGACCTAGAGCGTGAGTTGGCAAACCGCACTAAGGGTAGAAAGAAGGCGATTGGTAAGAAGTATACCCGCGAAGATGCTGAACAGGTTGATGAACTCACGGTAAAAACCTTAAGATCGTACATCAGCAAGGCACAGAAGGACAACACCCAGCGTGTCACTCGAATGGCAGACAAACCAAGTCATATGAAAGCAGACAAGGGTGAGATGGACAAGTTGCGAAAGCGACAAAGGGGTGTGGTAAAGGCGAAGACTGATATCGACATGCGTAAGATCCTCGGTAAAAACTACAGGGGTCGTATGGGTGAAGATGTCGAACTAACGGAATCCTTTGAGTTTCAGTTCGCAGACAAAGAAACCGCACAAGAGTTCATGCGAGAAATCTCACAGAAAAGATTAGGATCTTCGACTGGAACCAGTGACGGTAAGGTCAGAACAGAGGGTCCAGTAGGAGCAGGTGTCGGTAGTCCAACACGGGCGCATCAGCAGATGGCAAAGATCATGAAGAAGCATGGTGGTAAAATACTACGCACCGACGAAGGCCCTCGCATGAAGAAAGTCTTCAAGGAAGATGTAGAACAGGTTGATGAAGTCTCATCGAAGACTCTTCGTTCTTACGTTCACAAGAGAAGAGGAGAAGTCCAGAGTGATCTTTATACTGGCAAACACTCCCCCAAAACTAACAAGTCCGCAAAGGGCGTGGTTGCAGCACTCTCTCGTCTCGATGCTCGCAAGAACAAACTAGAACCAGAACTTAAGAGAGAAGAAGTTGAACAAGTCATTGAAGCAAAGGTCGGTGATACCGTTCACCTCGGACACGCCACTAAAGGTGGTTCTGGTGTCAAGGGTAAGGTCGTAAAGATTGATGGTAGAAATGTTCACATCAAGAACGACAAGGGTGCAATGTTCAAGGGTCCGATGGATCGCGTTACCGTAGGTGAAGCAATCAAGTATGACGCTGCTCACCCAGATCAGGGTATTACTGGTAAGGTCACTGGTAAGGGCAAACGAGATCGCGGGCCGAAGGGATCACGAACGAGTGGAGAGGTTCGCACGAAATACAGCGGTCATCCTGCATACAAGGATGATAGTCCTGGCCTTCCCATCAAAGCAAACGACATTGGTAGACTTATTAAGACTGCTCGTAAGCCCAAGACTAAACCATACGATTCCCGCAATGTAAGAAACCCCCGTCTCACCAAGGATCATGTTGAGCATGGAGTTGCCGAGGGAATGGCTGATAGTGCCAAGAGAGCAGCAAAGATTCTAGCCGCTAGAACACCAAAGAATGTTCACAATCCAGGCCACCCAGAGAAATCAAGTGCAGGTGATAGAGAAGCAAGACGACGAGAACGAGATAAGAAATTTATGCTCAATAACAGAGAAGGTGTTGAGGATATGACTGCCGCACAGGAGCGTGATCGAAAGCACCGAGACAACCCAACTCGCAATACAGTGGCGAATGTAAGACTCCCATCAACTGATGCTGAACGCGCCCGTTATGTCAGGAAGTATCAGTCAGACAAGGCTGGAAAGCCTGGTAATACCAAGCCACGAAAGATGCGAGATCTTCAGATGAGACTGCGAGGCCCTAAGTGAAAAGTTTTCTAGAGTATTATGATGACGAGACACCAGAAGAGAAGAAGCGACGAGAGAGAAATGATGCTGCTCTCGATGCAGAAAACTCAGATGATGCGATGGACGACCGTGTAGTTCCCTACAAGAAGGAAAAGAAGAAATGAAATCATTCACTGATTACCTAAACGAAAAGATGAATTCTCATGATGATTGTGATGAGTTGGTAGAGGATTGTGGTTGTGATGGGACTAATGAAGACGTTAGTTCTAAGGATGCGGGTAGAATCGGTGCTGCTATTTCAAATAGAAAGGATCTGCCCGCTTCTGAAAAGAACGTAGCAAGACGATCTCTTCAGAGAAAGGTAGCCAGGGCCCAGAGAAGAGAAAAAGCATTTAATGTAAACTCCGATTCTGGTAGTAGATATCGTGTCGGAACAAAACGTCCTACTGATGATACTGATCCAAAGCACAAGGGTCTTCGTCGCAATGATGCAATCGCCAAAACCTTGAAGTCGTATGGTACGAACGAAGATGTCGAGCAGGTTGATGAGGCATGTTGGGATAGTCATGTTCAACGAGGTACAAAGATGAAGGGCGGAAAGGTTGTCCCTAACTGTGTTCCTCGAAACGAAGGGACTGAGGAACAGGTCGATGAAGTTATGACAGGAACCAGAGATCCACAAGGATCACATAGACACACATATCAAAAAAGTGGAAAGGGCGGAATGTCCCTTGCTGCTCTTCGTGCCAGAAGAAAAGAACAAGAAGATAATAACCCCGCACCAGAGAAGAACAAAAGCAACGAAGAAGTGTCAGTTGAAGAGGCAAAGAAAAAGATCAAGGTCAAACTCGATCCCAAGAAGAAGATAGGCTATGAGGTTCGATCCGTTGGACCAGGCGGTAAGACTACCGTTACCAAGCGTAGAGATATGCCTGATAAGGAAGACGTAGGAGAAGCGTCTGGTGCATGGCAACGTAAAGAGGGGAAGAACAAGGAGGGTGGTCTCAACGCAGCAGGGAGAGCATCCTACGAGCGTGAGAACCCCGGTAGTGATCTCAAAGCACCCGTATCGTCCAAGACTGCGAGCAAGAACCCAGACGGTAAGGCAGCAAAGAGACGCAAGTCATTCTGTGCTAGAATGGGTGGGATGAAGGGTGCCATGAAAGACGAGAAGGGCAGACCAACTCGTAAGGCATTAGCACTTCGTAAGTGGGATTGTTGATTAGGAGTTTATAAATGGCTGCTCTCGGACTTACCCAACTCAAACAAAGAGATGGGAGAATTGAAACACTGATCAGGCTGTTCAGTGAAGGACATTCTTTTATCATGGAAAAAGATTCTGATGGTACGACCACTAGCAAAACATTTAAGATAAATGGAATCGTTTTTCGTGTCGGTACTAGAGATACAGAGATTCTTAAAACTGCTATAAATACAAAACAAAAGAGAGCGGCTGTAGTTAAGAAACTTTCTAGTTTCACTGGTAAACTATTTTACAATGGTTTTTACGCTAGCGAAAAGCAAGAGTATTTTATCCCGGCATCTTATATGTCCAAGTCAACAGAGTTTGGTGGTGCTGCTGGTAAACAGGGACAATCTGGTAAGGTTTCTGCTAGTACAATGAATAGACCCACAGGGTCTGAGACTTTGGGTGTTCGAGCCGAAACACTAATTCTGGGTGGTAAATTAGAAAAAGTAAGATATGGAACTCAAGATGTAGAATGTAGAACCTTTACATCTGCTGATCAAATCGCTGCATCTATGGTAAAGGGTCTTGATGACAACTCTAAAGTACCAGACTATATCACTGAAGATTTTAAGAAGTACCAAAAGAGCAAGAAATGGAATCGATTTGAATGGAATGAATCAATTCCAAAAAACGAAATGAACCAACTTGGTAAATATGCAGGAGAAGTCATAACAGGATTGATTGGTATGTCCACCTATGCTTCAAGGGCATTTCATCCAAACATATTAAGTGGTAAGGGAAAGGTTTCACGTTTTTGTGTTCCTACTGATCCTGCATTCAGTGGAGTTGATGTATTTTTCTGTATGAAAGATGGTTCAATTATTCCCGTATCAAACAAATATGGAAAGGGTGCTGCTGCATCATTCTTTACTAACTTATTACCTGAGGCATTATCAGTGCCTTCTAAATCATTGTCAAATTCTCCATTGAAAGATATAGTTAAAGTTGCAGAGTCTCTTGGAGTAACTGTAGCAATAGCGAAAAAAGGTGGACCAAGAGGAAAAGCAAAACCTATAATTTACGAATATGGTATTAGGAAACTATTGGGATTTTCTAAGACGCAAATCAAAGATCCATATGCGGATGTATATGAACCATTGCGACAAGGAAAGATGACTCCTACTACTAACAAGGTAGTTAAAGCCATTCAGAATTATTCCGGCGTTGATGCTGTTGTTGTCAAGAACTTACCCAAGTCTGTCACTGCATTTTTCTGTAGAGAAATTGCAAAGAAGTTTAATGCCTCGAAGGGTGCCAATGAAGATATGGCTAAAATTTTAGCGGGGAAGAACTACTGGCAAGCAAATCTTAATGATCGTAAATGGTTTGCCGGTGACGTTGATTATAGAATGACGAATAGTGGAAAGGTTAAGATAAATGTAATTGGTTCTAAGGCACCAACTACGGATATCGTAGCATCACAGGGTCTAATCAACTACTACATGGAAACCCCTTGACACTACCTCGGTGTGTGTTATACTATAGCAACAAACGCTGAGGTGGCGGAATTGGCATACGCAGCAGACTTAAAATCTGCCGTCCTTACGGACATACGGGTTCGAGTCCCGTCCTCAGTATTGATTATAAATAGTAGTGGAGAAACTACTATGGATACTCGCAAAGAAAACGAAGAAAGAAAAACTAAAAAAGAAGCAACCCACTACTGGCCTGCTCGACTTCGAGTCGATGGTCATCCTGTGTGGATTCTACTTACAGACGCAGAGGTTCGTAGGGCTGCTCGTCGTGCAGAAAACAATCCAGAAGATGTTCCTGGCCTGTGGGAAAGAATCCGACTTGTGTTTGGGCTTTGATTAAAGGAGACATCGATGAGACTACAATACACATACGAAGAGAGCGATTGCTACGCTTACGATCCTGAACCAACATACATCGGTGGCGCGCCTCCAACACGAACTGAGGGTATTCCCGTTGGTTGGAAGAAGGGTTCGTTCGCTATGCAAGACGGACTTGATCTTTCGTCCTTCAATGTTCGCAATCGCCGATACAATAATAAAGCAGGTAACAACAACCTAAGCGACATCAACAATTGGAACAGTGGTTACTGGGCAACAGTTTTGATTACACCCAAGCACGCAATTGGTTGCCGTCATTATTGGAGAACTGTTCCTGCACAAGAACGCAAGCAGCGTTTCATGGGCAAGAGTGGTAAGATCTACTATCCTGAGTGGGAATCAACTACCGAGTTTAATGGTGATCGTATTATCATTACATTCAAAGAAGAACTACCCGAAGATGTCACGCCAATCGAAGGATGTGATATCGCTTATGTGCCAGTTGGAAGCAAGATTTACCAGTTGACAAATCAGGGTATGCTTCACTACATGTACACTAAGGGTGGTAAGGTTATCACTTACGGCGGTCGTCCCCCTCGCGTCTATGACTTTGAATATGAAGTTGACGACATCATGGGTGAACGAGAAGCAATCTGGAGCGGTGATTCTGGTACTCCTACCTTTGTTAAGGATGAACAGAACGGCAAACTATACTGGCTTGGAAACAAGTGGGGTGGTTTCCCCCTGACACAAGACAGTGAATCGACACAAGAGATTGTCGATTTCGTCAAAGGTGCAACCAGTGATAAGCGTCCTACTGGTTACGACTGGAAGGTCGCACGACTCAGTGGTGGAGGAATGGATTACAACAACGACGGTGTAATCGACTCTGCTGATCTCGGACATGTTCTTGCTGCCTTTGGTATGAAGGGAGCAGGTTACTATGAACAATTCGATCTCAATGAAGATGGTAGAATCGATTCTGGTGATATGGGACAGATTTTTGCTAAGTGGGGCGTAACTGCCGAAATGGTAACTTACGATCCAGAGAACCCACCACCACCAGCACAGGAAAGAAAACCCGCAAATCCAAATGAGGACGAGTGGGGATTTGGAGCATCAGACTAATTATTAGGAGCATAATATGGCTACAGTAAAGACAACGACAGATCCAAAACCCGGTATTAAGTCCACGGAGTTTTGGGCAGCAATTGGAATTGGTGGACTTCCACTTCTTGAAGGCACGGGTTGGTTAAAGAACTGGCCCGTCACAGAGGGCGGAGAGATCGCCATGTGGAGTGTCGCAGGTGCAGTGATGTGCAGTTATATCTGGAGTAGAGCATGGGTAAAGGTATCAGCGAAGGGAGCAGCAGATGATCTCGAAATCATTAACGCTAGCAGCCGTACTGGCAAGTAATAGTGCATTCGCACAGGACATTGATTGTCCTCCACGGATGCCCAAACCAACTACAACGACTAGAGTTCCTCAGTTGAGCGACGAAGGCGTAGAATCCATTCTCACCGTTTCTGAAGGTGATGTGGGGGATCGACAGGTAGTTGCAGTTTATGAACGACCAATGGGTGATTATGTTGGACCGTTCGGTCTAGACGGTACAGTCGAATGGACGAACAGCACTTCAGTTGCTCGTACTATGAGCATTCGTCTTACTGTTCAACTCAGTGATGGTATCATTCCTATTATTCCAGAACAGTATTCTGGTTTAGTTTGTTGGGAAGCCAGCACAAAGAGAATCATTACCGTCGTGAGTCAGCGTGTAGAAGCAGGCGAAAATATCGAAGTCCCAGTTATATGGGACATCGTAACTCGTCTCGAAGGACAACTTGCAGACTTCAATGGTGATGGTTGGGTCGATGAACTTGATCAGACACTCTTGATTGGCGCACTCGGAACCGACAATCCTCTATATGATCTAAACAAAGATGGTGTAGTGGATATGGTGGACATGGAAATTCTATTCCAAGCCATCTCGGATTCTTGGCAGGATCAGATCGAAGCAGCGAACGGTGGGGGTGATGTTGACCCCACCGATCCACCTGATGATCCAGTCGAGATTACCGAGGACTTCAATCCTTTGTGGGAGACTGCTGATCATATTCTACTCTTGACTATGAACGAAACTCCGAACGACAATGCCCGAGGAGGGCATTTCATCGTCCCAAAAGCGGAGTGGCGGTTGATCTAGTCAAGGGTGATTTCGATGTCGCAGACGACACGGGATCAGGAGGACCAGCCGCCATTTCAGCAGGATGTTACGGATATCAATCTGTAAACTTATCTGATGGTGAAATGACTGTTGATGAATGGGCCGAAGCAAACCCGAATGCAAAATGGGTTATTGAGATCTACCGTGATGGAGAAATCATTCACCAGTTGGCAACAGACTCTGCCAATGTGTCGGGATATGCTCAAGTTCAACCACCAGATGGCAGTAGACAGTATGGCAAGGGTGTCTGGTGGTCGAGAGTTATAGCACCCGAAGATTTTCAGGTGGGTGATGTTTGGAAAGTTTATGGATGGAATGATATGGGGGAAAATATTCCTGCCTATCCACCTGACAGGACTTGACACGGACCGTAGATGTGGTATAATTTGTGAATGAACAAGAAGCGACATCTCGATCAGTTCGATTTAGAAGCCGAGAAAGAGGGGGGTGCCATTCGTCAACACGGTGGCATTCCCACTTCTCGCTTGGGTAAAGGAATCACCAAGCAGCGAAAGATGCACGCTCGCGGTGAGTGTATTCAGACTACTCGTATTATCAAAAGGGGTAAGTGGCTCGTATGAATGACAAGACTATGGTAAAGGTTCTGCCCCGTATGGTAGAAGAATGGATTGGTATGGAAGACATCTGTTTTATTACTGGTAAGATTATCGGCAAGAATGATCTGTGTCGATGGACTGATGAGTTTGATGGTTGGATTTCTGAACGAGGACAAGAGATTGTCGAAGCAGACGCTCGTGGTCCTGCTCCTGATCCAGAGTCTCTGATCATCTACGGCGAATGGTACGCGAAGGATGAAGCAAACGCAGCAAACGACGAGTGGAGGCAAGGATACCGATGAGAGCATTTAGTACGCTAGAACTTCTGGTTTGCATTGCAATCATTTCTCTTTTGATTTCAATGACCTTCTTCTTTCGTTGGGACGACACCAAGAAGGAACTCGAAGAGAATCAAGAGATCCAAAATGCAACCACTGAGTTGTGGTTGGTTCGCATCGAAGATCCGTCTCAACCAGTTTTCTGGGTTTGGGAAGACGAAGACGGCGTGATGTGGATGCTCTCTCGTAGTGACAACAAGGTAAGGAAGGTGAGTCCGTGAAGATATTTTTAATCTATGTTCTATTCGTTACTATGTTTATTACAGGATTTGCACTGACTCTTCACTTTGGTTTGCCACAATCTGACAACTACGATTCTTTGATTGCTTTTTCTGGTATGATCATTGGGAGTCTATGTGCTGGTGTCGTTATCTTTTTCTCAGAAAGGAATAGTAATGAAAGACGAAATTCATGATTTTGCTGGACCATATCAGATTCACACTCACCCCGATCATGACATTGTTTTCATTAAGAACGAAGGCATGAATGGTTTGGGTGGCGCCTACTCATACGACAGTCCCAAACTTCTTGAGATTGTAAACAATAAAATTGCCGAACACGAAACTCAACTGATGAAGTGGAACCTACTCTTGGATAGGATTAATAAGAATGTTTGAACAACAGTACGCAATGACAATGTTGATTATTATGACCGTGACCAATGTTTTTCTTGGCATTGCAATGGTCGCAGGATTTATTCCGATTGAATACGGAATGTCGCTTGCTTTCTTCGCAATGTGTGGTATGATCTGGAAGTGCAAGGTGGATCTCATGGGCAATGTTCGCCTCTGGGAGAACCCGAAGCAGTACCGTGATCGTATGGATACTCGAATTCTCCGTGGAAGGTTTGACGAGGAAAAGTGATACATATGGTGTCCCCTTACAATAGAGACACCACACATGCTAAAACGACTCCTGTGTTCTCGCCGTCGTAGATTATATCTAAAGCGATTCCGCCGCGACCCGAACTACTTTACTACTTTATCTGGAAGGTATCAGGACTGGGGCCGACCGCGGCCCCTACCCTAACGAATATTATGAACTGTCTTGATTGTAACAACGAAATTCCTGCTGCTCGCATTGAAGCGATCGGTGAAACTGACTACTGCGTTAACTGTGCGGACAAGCACGCGGCGCCCGTTGTAGCAAGAATGATTTACTCGCATAAGACTGCGGGTGAGTTGTTCATTGCTAAGGGTAAGGAAAACGTCCGACGACTCAACCGAGAGTACTCTCGGGCACGGTAATATATACTTTAAAGGATATTCATCATGAAAGAAGAACTAAAGATTTCAACGAAGGTTGCTGTTCGTCAGTCTGATCTCCATCGTTACGGTCTCTTCGCAAAAGAAGCGATCGAAAAGGGTGAGGTTATTGAGGAGACGATCTTTATCCGTACCACACACAGGTCACAGAACGAGAATCGTGATCCTGCTCTTCATCACTACTCATATGGTATTAATTGTGACTGTGAAAAGTGTCAGAAGGAAGGTATTAACTTTGCTATTCCATTTGGATATTGTCAGTTTACCAACCACTCTCTCGAACCTAACGCTGTTTTAGTTCATGATTACAATGAGTCCGTTACTGCTCTAACTGCCCTTGATACTATCAAGGAAGGTGAAGAGATCGTTATGAACTATGGACAGGGCTTTCAAAATTGGCTGGAACAGTTAGAAGAACTCCAGAACCAAATGAAACTTACGAACTCGCAACAAACCCAAAAGTTTGATGACGGTCCTATTAAGTTTAAAGCAAGAGAAATTCCAGAATCAAAACCAATGAAGACTGGAATTAAAGAAATGATAGACCAAGCAAATAATCAAAGTGAAGGCGACGACTAATCAATACCCTCCTCCTCCATACCCACCGCCGCCACTACTAGGTGGACTTGGAGATGAAGGTGGTACATAAGGCGTAGAAGGCGCGGAAGGCGGCACGTAAGGTGTAGAAGGTGCGGTGGGCGCAGAGGGCGCAGAGGGTGTAGAAGGTGCGGAAGGCGGTACATAAGGTGTAGAAGGTGTAGTGGACGTAGAAGATGCAGTTCTTACTACTGATCTAGTAGTGTTTGTTCTTCTCTGAACAAGAGGTGTCGAAACTTCAACTTCAACTTCAACTTCGTAATCTCCGTGGAATTGTGAACCAGATCCAGGTCCTCCCAATCCGTTCGGCATATAATATTTTGTTCCATTTAATATATGCGTATGATAGCCCACGGTAGTTTCACCGTCTCTAATCGAAGTAGGATCGGGACTTGCTGCTACTGCACCTGCTATAGTTGTATAAAGTGGATAATAACCTTGCACTGAAAATGGTCCAGTTTCAATTATATTAGGTTGTTCTGATAGTTTTCCATAAACAGATATAATGATTTGATTACTCGAAGCATCTTCTTGTGTAATAGGTTCTTCTACCTTAATAACCTCAAATCCATTTTCGTTTTGTATATCTACTACAGTAAATTTATTATTATTACTTGTAGTTTTTTTGAATTCAAGTACAGAACCTATGCGAACACCAATTTTTGATAAAGCCTGGTTAGGCAGTATATTGATAATTTTTTTAATAGGTGTTGATGTTTGGTTAGACTGTGTTTTGGTCCATTGTGGTAAATCTATAAAATAATTTCCCTCAAATGAAACAGCAGTAGTCGATGAAATTGCTGATTCTTTTTCTCCTATTATAATTTTACTATCAACGTCAATAGTAGAAATTGTATAAGTATCAGCAAAGTCAGTTAACGAAGTTCCATTAATTTCGTTAATATAGTTACACGTTGAAACAATCCCACCACCTAACCCCAAAGTTGTCCCAGCAGAAATACCACGGAAAAAGCCATCGAATATATTTTTTTCTGTGCCTATATTTGAATAATCGAATACTACCGTTTTTCGATCCGATTTCAATACAACATTTGGTCGAATAGAAAATCTAGTTTTTTGTTCTGTAAGAAGAAAATCAGTATTTGATGTAGCAAAATATATTCCATATAAAATGGATGTATTCTCCCGTATCATTACAGGTGAAGTTTCAGCACCCTTATTACGTTTTTTAATTCTATTATTTCTATTCATATCAAGATCCGATTACATGAACAGTAGATGATCTACCAGCAGAAGTTCTCATATAAACAGCATTTGCATTTCCAATACTTAAGAATATTTCTTCTCCTGCTTCTAGTGGATAACCTTCTGCCACGTTATTCTGAATACTAGTTCCACCAACATAGATTGTTCCTACGTTATTTGTAGATGACTTGATGGTTACACCATTCTGTAGAACTTGTTTCTTTAATGGTTTACCAATTCCAGTGATAGTCATAGTTTGAACGAATAATTTTGCGGGAGGTATGACTTGATTGACACTTGTTTGTACAAACTTATCCTTTCCTACGGTTGTTACGGAATTTGAAAGGTTTGTAAGAGATGTATTTGCAGTATCTATTTTACTATTAGTTGAAGTAACGTTGTTATTCAGTGTTCCTAATTTTGTATCAACTCCTGTAATTTTTGTGTTTACAGAAGCAATATTAGTTGATACCGCTCCGACCACAGTAACTTCATCCGCGGCAGATAGATTTCTAATATCAAGATCTGAGGCGCCAACAAGAACGACGCCCCCATCACCTATTCCATTTACTTTAACAGGAACCATTCCTGCCTTACCTTCAACTGCTAGGGTAGTTCCTGATGTATTAGACACTCCAATATTGGGTGCTACACTGACCGAGAATGTTACGCCAGTGACACTATCGAATGCTACCTTCAGAGCGTCTCCAGAGACCCCTAGAGGGGTTCCACCAGAATATAGTTCTACGGGGAGAGTTGTTCCTCCTGATGCAGCATAGACCGATACAGAGTCTGTTCCTGCTGCGAGATCGCGGATGTCTAGATTAGTTGCGGTAGCAGTAACGGTTCCTGTGATGCCTATGTCGGCACTAGTTCCAACCACAGTGACTATATCTGTGGCAGAAGTTAGGTTGCGAATATCAAGATTAGTGGCAGATACGGAAACTGCCATTCCACCAGAGATTCCTTGAACAGCCACAGAGTCTGTGAGTGTAACTCCAGAGTAACCAATAACTCCGGCAGATAAGTTACGAATATCTAGATCAGTTGCAGACACAGCGAGTGCTTGACCACCAGAAATACCCTGCATCGATCCAGTAACTTCAACGGCAGAATATACTGCTGGATTACCAATAGAACCAATAGCACCAGACCCACCTGGCGTTCCTGTTAATCCACCAGCAACGAATACCTTGAGTGATCCTGTAGTTCCATAAACAGCCAACGAGTTACCAATGGTTAGAGTACCCTTGACTTTCAGTTCACCATCCTCTATAATAGACGCAGTTGATCCTCCAGAAAATCCAGAGAACAACTGAACAGGCATAGGATTAGTATTTGATACGCGAGTTGAAGTGGTGTCGTCGCCGAAGACGGGTTTAATAATTTGAACGTGTGCATCTGCGGTCGTTCCGAAACCAAAGTCTGTGGCCATGTTATATGTGGCTCCAGAAGGTCCGCTGGCGATAATGATATTATCAGGCATGATCTACTCCGATTTGATATTCTGATCTTTAATATATATAAGAGTAACCAACACCCAAAAGGATTCATAATGATTGAAGATATTAATTTCCCTCATGAGATTGAGACTTATGTGAAAGAAAATGGCGGAACATACGTTGAAGCCATATTGAGTATTTGTGAAGAATACGACATCGATCCAGTTTTCGTTGCGAAGACTCTCACAAAGCCTATCATCGAGAAGTTAGAAATCGAAGGCAGAGATCTCAATATCTTGCCTCAACTAACCTCAGCAAAACTCCCGATTTGATGTCATGAACCAGCACACATTCTCTGGATGGAAAAATAGGAATAGACGACAAGGCTATAAAAAGTCATTCAAGATAATTAAGAATGATAAATTTTATAGTGATGTAGAAAAAGTCATGGAGAAAAGAGATCTTACTCGTAGTAAGGCTATAGAGGTAGTAGAAGGCTGGAGAATGAAAGATCAACAGAGTAAAGATTATAGGCAAAATGATAAGAAAAGAAAGAAAAATAAAATACAACCTTAGTTGACAAATGACTAATGGGTGTTATAATAAACATAACTCGTGCAAGGTAGTTCCTTGCGTAACTAAGATTAGGGTAGACCCCTAAAGAAAGGAAAAGCATATGGGCTTTTCAGACATGAAGAAGAGAAGCGGAGACGTATCTGCTCTCTCAGACAAGATGGAAAAGATGAATGACAAGAAGTCTTACAAGGATGACCGTTACTGGCGTCCCGAACTAGACAAGTCGAGCAACGGTTATGCCGTTATTCGATTCCTCCCCGCTCCAGGCGATGAGGAACTCCCGTTCGCTCGTCTTTACACTCACGGATTTCAGGGTAAGGGTGGCTGGTTCATTGAGAACTGTCCTACCACTATCGGTGGCAAGTGTCCACTCTGTGAGGTAAACAACGATCTTTGGAACAGCGGACTTGAATCTGATAAGGATATTGCTCGACAGCGTAAGCGTCGTCTCTCCTACATCAGTAACATTCTTGTGGTGAGCGATCCCAGCAACCCACAGAATGAGGGTAAGGTCTTCCTCTACAAGTATGGTAAGAAGATCTTCGACAAGATTCAGGAATCTATGAAGCCTGAATTCGCAGATGAAACTCCAGTCGATCCGTTTGACTTCTGGAAGGGTGCCAACTTTAAACTCAAGGTTCGTAAGGTTGCTGGTTACATCAACTACGACAAGAGCGAGTTTGAATCGCAGTCTGCTTTGTTTGATGGTGACGATTCTCGTCTTGAGGATCTCTGGAAGTCTGAACACTCTCTCGCAGAGATCATTGCTCCCAGTGAGTTCAAGTCATACGAGGAACTCAAGGCACGTCTCAATGACGTTCTTGGTAACGATGTTCGTTCCACACGGGATGATGCTGTTACTGAGACCGCAGAGACTAGTGAGCCTGAAGTCACTACTGCTCCCGCGGCCGCTCCCACTGCTGAGACTGAAGAGGACGCACTGTCCTTCTTCAACAAACTCGCAGCAGATGATGAGTGAATAAGAGGAGAGAGATGATCAGGGGAGTGACTTCGGTCACTCCCCTTTTCTATTATGCCCTCTGTGTAGCATTCGTACTGCCATTTTTCATTAGTGATGCTTTTATCGTAGAATCGCCTTGTCCTACACCCGATGTCTGTACATTATTATTCGTTGTATTTGAAGATGATCTACTCGAAGCGTCAACTATAGCAGCCCCGCCGCCACCGCCACCAGTTGACATTCCTACATTCGAAGCAGTACTTGCATCTATTGCAGCCGTAGTTTGTACGGCTGTAGTTGCTGATGGTGCTATTGAAGTTAGGTTATCTCCGCTTGCTTCAATAGATGCTAAATCGAGTGGTCCTACTCCTTCTGCTTGTCCAATAAAATCTTTTATCTTTTTCTCCGATACTCTTACACCAGAACCGTTTTGTTGATTGAATGCGTTTAGAGCCAATACCTTTTTTGCAACTCCGGGGTTTGCTAATGCTCTATGTTCAAGCATCTCTGGTATGAAAGATGATGCTTGTAGGGTGGGAAGAACATATTTTGCAATTTTTGCTTCCTTAGAATCATCTCCAGTTAAGGGTCCAGCAATTTCTGCTTGATCAATAGCACCTTTCATCACACCACCTTCTCTCTCCCGTTTCATCTGTTCACTAACATCCCCTAAACCAAGCATACTCTTAACTCCGGGGATCATCCCCAACGGTCCTAGTGCAACATTAACTAATCCATCCTGAAACTGTCCCGGATCGAAACCTAGACCTTGTGATATATTTTCACCTAAGTCGTTTAATAATCCACCTACTTTATATCCTGCATATGCTGCTGCTCCTGCGGCTGCGGCTATTGCAAGTCCTTTACCTGCTATTATTGCGGCTGGTCCCAGTGCTGCAAGAATTCCTCCTAACCCACCAACACCAGCAATAAGTCCAGTGATAGATCCTGCCATTCCAGCAAGACTACCAAGAAGTCCACCACCAGATTCTCCTTCTCCTCCGGTTCCTACTACTTCGGTTATAGTATTAACGCTAGACTGACTTCTACTTGCTTCTAATTTATTCTCTTTCTTGTCTAATTTGGTTGGTGCGCCACTTGCTATTTTAGAGACATCGTTGTTTATGAAACCAAGAACTTGGATCATTGTTTCGAGTTTTGCTTCTACTTCAGAACCACCACCACCACCTCCACCACCTCCGCCACCAGATGATTTAGGTGAGATGTCTTGACCACCAAACCTTAGTCCACCTAGACCTTTTCCTTGGGTGTCAACGCCTGCATCTTCCATTGAGTCCTTTAACGCAGCATCTAAAACATCGGGATCATCTGCACCACCACTTATGGTTTCTAGTAAAGACTCATATGAGTCTTTAGTTACGTTCTCAGCCTTTATGAGTGTATCAAGAAATGCTTCATAAGCATCAGCAGGATCACCCTTGTAATTTCGGAGGAACGAGTCGAATAGTTTTTTTGCTGCGCCTGGATACTTTACATTTGCTTCGTCTACTTTTGCTTTAAATTTCTTACGTTGAGTAGCAAGTAACTTCTTAGTCTTTTTCTGATCACCCCTTAAACGAAGAAAATCTCTTGCAGGTTTTAATACGCCAGGAGTTATTTTATCTACTGCGGAATCTACGAGTCCTTCTGCGGCTCCCCTGATGCTACCACCAACAGCACTCGCAATACTATCAAGTTGTTCGCCCTCTAGTTCTCCACCTTCTGATCTGGTTTGAGGGCCTTTCTTTTTTAGAGCCCTTCTTCCTTTAGCAGTCAAAGCACCTCTAGAATTCGTATCTAGACTCTTCCCGACCTTCTTTTCATTTTTACTTGCAAGTTTAAGAAATGATTGAAGTTCTTTACGAGTCTTTTCTTGGCGTTTAATATTTGCTTCGTCTGATGATCGCATGGCTTACCTTTTGTTTTGTGCTTTTATTTTCTGCTCTTCCTGTAACCATCGTTGTAGTTGGGATAAGTATACTTCTCTTTCCCACGGAATCCAGTTCATGATATCACTATATGAATAGTTGTAGTGGTGCATTAACTGAAAGGTTAGTTTCATGAATGTCTCTAAGTTTATGTGAGAGACACTAAAGAGAAAAAATCATTTAGTCCTGTTAATGTAAAATCTACATCATCCTTTTCGTATGTGTAAGTTAGTACAGGTGCATCCTTAGCATATGCCACCAATTTACTAAACTGTTCTTCTGTCATAGCCTCTACAAAATCTAATCTGTCTTTAGCCGAAATATCAGTGTAACTCAATACCTCTTCATCCATAGTGACCTGATCTATCATGATTGATATAATTTTGATACTTTCTTCTCTAGTTGGTGTATATATGTTGACACCCTCACGAATAACATCGTCCAATGTAATATCTTTTAGACTCACAGAAATCTTATCTGTAATCTTTATTTTACTGCCTGTCTTCTTTGTTCTTTTTGGACAGGCAATATCATTCAGATTTATACTAACCTTACTGGGTGTTTTGCCTCCGCCAGGGCGATACAATAGTTCTAGCGTATCACTTACTGATCGTTGTCGTAACTTGAGAAACAGATATTCTGCTTCTGCCATAGCAAGTTTACTGGTGTCTAAATCTTCAAAGCAACTTTCTAGGACATTTTTAATTGCCCTCATGACATCGGTCATCTCTCCCTCTTCTACAACTAATAACAGATTCTTTTCTTCCTTCACCAAGAAGGGTCTGAACTTCATTTTATTTGAATTCACGCTCACAGTGTATTCTGGTATCTCAGACTTAAGCATATCAACTAACTTCATTTCAATCTCCTAATGTATATTCTCTAAAGGACCACGATACAGTCATAGTTTGGTAGGTGTTTTGTGATCCTGCATCTAAATCAATACCACCTATTGTTATTGGGAAACAATCTTCCAGTGTATATGTAGTTGAATTGGTTCTAGTTTGATCATACATTCTGAGTTGAATAGAACCCAAAATGTTGTCATAATAAGCCGCTCTGTCGCCAGGGGAACTCATAACTAAATTCATCCAACTGTTGATATACTGATGAAACGACTTGTCATACATTACTGTCATTTCAAAGTCACCACTGTAGACTCTAGCATATGGAACGTTATATGCTGGTCCCCAGATAACTTTTTCGTTCGTTGCTATTTGCTTTCCAGGCATAGTACAATTTAAAACAACAATACTACCATCTGCTGTATTAAATGATCCTAACTGGGCAACATCTGTTCCAAGGGGAGTTATAATGACATCAAATGTGTGCTTATGAAAAACAGGTTTTGTGCTACCTTTGGTTCTGTTTGATAAAGAATTAAAGGCAAGTCTATCAATTCCATTGAGTTGGTTGGCGTTAAATCCTGTCATGATTTTCTCCTCTGTATATATGCCTTACTTAGAGAAAATATCAAGTTCTGTAATTACGATAAACTCCCAACCCTTCTTCTCGCAATATTCTTTTGCTGCTTTCCATTTAGCCATATTAGTTTCGTAGGTCATACACTCACGAAGGTAGTTCCTAGTCTTCTTTTTAGGCTGTTTTGGTGGTTTGGTTTGCTTTTCGGGTTTCACTTCTACTACAAGGGTTTTTACTTCTCCGTTTTCATCTGCCTTTTCCAGGATGAAGTCGGGATAGTATTTGTGGTTCTTCCTATCGACAGGAGAGTAGTATGGAACATATAGTTCTTCAGAACCCCATCGAATAATTTTGGTATTTTCGTCTAGGAACCTACAAACTCTACGTTCCCACAAAGAACGACAAATTATGTTGTTTGGGTTACCTATATACTTTTGAGGATTTTCTGGTGAGTATTTTGTTTTATATGCCATACTACTATTTATAGGGAACAATTCATGGGATTATTCGGACAAAGTATTTCACAACTAGCAGCAAGGTCTGTAAGTTATCCCCCAAACGTTCATCAAGATACGGCTGGTACGCCTTATCTACAAATGCAACCTAGACCATATAAAACATTATTAGAAAGAAAAAAGGCTGGTGTTGCTGCTCCATTAAATAATACAACTATGCCTCCAATTCGTTTAGCAGTTCCTAATAATATTTCATCCACAGATACGTTTAACTACGATCAAGTTAGTTTACTTAAAGAAGGTGGAATTGCTAAAATTGCTAACGGATTTATGGGGAATGGTGATGTGATTGGAGGAGTGGTGGATTTAATTGGTTCTGCGGCTCAAGGTGCTGATGTACTAGGAGTAGGACAAGCAATTGCTGCTAATTTTGGTAGGAAATTAAATCCCAAAGAAGAATTGTTGTTTAATGGGCCATCACTGAGATCGCATAACTTTACATTCAACCTCTTTGCTAAAAACGCTCAAGATGCCATAGCAATTGTTTCTATAATAAAGTATTTAAAGAAAACATGTTATCCTGAAACAACAGGGTTGGGTAATGTCGATTTTACTTCATTAGCCGGCGATATAGGAAGTTCTATAAATGATGCATTTAGAGGACAAACAGATACAGCATTTAAATTCCCACATCAATGGGAAATTACTATGCAACCTTCAGGTACAGATAACGGATTCCCTTATATTCCAATGGCATTTTGCACATCAATAGCAACTAACTTCAGTGCAAACGGATTAACTACTTTACTTAAAGGTGATGGTAGAATACTTCAAGGTTCATCTGAAGTAGAAACACCAAGTGACGATTACTTCCAGAGTGTTGAAATAACATTATCATTCCAAGATATCGCAGTCCATACAGCGGACAATATATTTCGTAGAGGAGATGTCTGATGTTTAGTAAATTATTTCCAAAATCATCGTTTACAAATTTTCCAAATGGAATTGGTGGAACTCCTGACACTAAGCAAGTTGTTGATATTCTTCGTAGAGTAAAATTTGTAGATACCTTTGGTAACTTGAAAGGGTACAAAGAATATGTCGTACAGTATGGCGAAACACCTGATATAGTTGCCACTAAATTATATGGTAGTTCTGAATGGTATTGGTTAATTATGTTATTCAATGATATGACCGACCCATTTCGAGATTGGCCTAGAAGTGGTTTAGATCAAGACATCGATAATAAATCATATGAAGTTGATGTTGTCAGTTATTTACCTGTTAATGGTTCCTCATTGTATCCATTTAATGTTGGTGACACGGTAGTTAGAGTAAAGAATGATCTTAGTATAGATGAAGAAAATCCATTCACTTCTACGATTGTAGATACAAGAAAAATATTCTTTGCTATAGATATTGATATAATAAATTCTTCGGGTGTGCGTCTTCAAGAAGGAGATTTATTTGGCGTGATAAATACTGACAATGAATTAGTTAACATACACGAGGCTAAGTTAGTACGAACACCAGACACTACAATATCTGGTTTTGAAACTGAAGATGGTAGAGCCCTTAGTCCTTTCACTTCGAGAAGTTCTATAGATACTCCAGATGAAAAGATTTTAGATCCCTCAACGGGTTCTACTAATTTAACCACTACACTTTTATATAAGTACATCCAATTTCCAAACAACGATGCTTATAGTATTTATTTTAGATCTGTAAAATATTCACAAGAATATAGAACAGATTTAAAGAGAAACATTAAAGTGTTTCCTAATGAGTTAAAAGAACAAGCATATAAAGAGGCTGCTAAATTACTAAGTCAACTTCCTTCTGTTGGAATTAATTCTAGGATAACCTCATCTCCCGGCGCAAATAGAAGCAGATTAACAATTTAATGAAGTGGAATAAAAAATGGGCCAAGCATTTCAAGGTGAATTGAGTAGTATAATAATATCACAAGACAAGACCTCATCCGGTGATGGAAAAGAGGTCAGGGTATCCCTTGATAGTGATTTAATTAGTTTAGACTTTACAGAAGATATGTTTACATCAAGCATGAGTGGATCTCTTGTAGTCGCAGATAAAAGTGGATGGTTGAGTGAACTGGGTGGTCTTGTAGGAAATGAATGGTTAACTTTTACGATAGATGCTTCAGAACGAGATCGCAATACCGAAGGATACGCTCAGTATCCAATTACCAATACATTCAAAGTATATAAAATATCATCAAACACAAGTGAAGCAAACACACTGGTAACATATTCCTTAAACTTTACAACATACCAATATTTAATAGATTCTGTTAAACTAGAAAAGCACCTAAACAATCAACACATTGGTCCAATTGCTACAGAAACATCTTTACAAATCGATAATGAAAGCGAAGATAGTCCTATAGATCAAGATGTTGGTTTCGTTAACAAGTTATTTCAGGCAGGTTTATTTGCTGAAGATATAAAAATCGACAAGCAATTTCTTAATAAGCCAATACTCGATATCGAAGCAACTGCAAACTGGCTGAATTTTATTCCTTCATATTTAGATGATAGGAATAATACTAATGTTGTTGATAATAATTACTGGTGGAATAATAATTATAGTCGAGGAGACATGAGTCGATCTGATGCCAGACCTAAGCAAATTTTTGAAGTCCTAAATGAACTTGCTGAAAACTCTGTCTCTAAAGAAAATCCAAATGCGGCAAACTTTCTTTGCTGGAACGATCTTCGAGGGTGGCATTTTAGATCTATCGATAGTTATCTCAGAGAACCTAAATTAGATAGAAGTTATAGTCACTCCGTTGCTAATCCGGCTACCGATGAAAATGGTGGATATGATAGAGTTATTGAATTGGAAGTAAAAAAGCAAGTAGATTTTATGGATCTACTAAACATGCAGGCTTTATCTTCTGAAGTTGTTTATTATGAATTAAATCCAGAGAATCCATTCGCTGCATATTATCTATCTCTACCATCGGGTATGCAAGGACTTCAAAAAGTAATGGATCCATCTGGGCTAAACACATCCATAGGAAGAACAGTCCTAGACGAACAAGCAATTATTCAAGGAGGTTTAACATACGATTATCTAGAGGATCATAAAAAATGGTCAAAAGTAGAGAAGTATCCTATTCTTCCAGACAAAATAAATTTAAGCACCCAATATACTGATCCTAGTTTTCTTGAAATTCCACCTAAGTATTTAAACTCGGGTGTAGGTAATCAAAGTTGGTTGGGAACTATAGATTCAATGAACGCTTCGTCGCCGGTGAATTCTGCATACTCCAGTGCAGATCCACGCGGGACGGGAACTTATTATAATAATCAATGGAGGATGTTAAATCCCCAAGAATATTTCAAGAGTCAGTTTTTAAATCAAACAACTTTAGATGGTGCTAAATTTAGAACCGTTCATGATAAAATTAAAACGCCTATAATTAAGGCACTACGAGAGTATTATGAAGTATGTCTTCAAAGATTATTCTATGAACACAACCTTATAATAGAAGCAGGAATTAATACGTTAGAATCAGGAGAAGGTAAACTTGGTAGAGGACCGGATAATAAATTTTGCGAGTATTGTATAAGCAGAGATGAAGCGTTAAGTATAAATTATGATGCTATTATAACTAATCTAGGTCAAGAATATTTTGATAATGATATTAAGTTATCGTGCAGACAATTTGTTCCTGGCACTCCTTTAGATCCAGATGGAGGTTATTATGTAACAGATGACTTGTGTATAGAAAATAGGATAATAGGTTTCTATAATAACTCGTTCTCTGATGAGTTAAATGATATGAGTATATGTACGGCTAAGAGAAGAGATCTTAGAACTACACACTTCACCGCGGGATTAGGGGGGCTTCCTGTAGACCCAACCACATTACCAATATTTGAATCTAATGTAATTCCTTTTTTAGATCAAGAGTTTCAGGGGCTTGAATATCCAAGATGCTTTACAGATGAACCCCTACTTCCTTATGATGAATTGCCTGTTGATTGTGTTACTATCAAAAATAAATTTTTAGAAATACCATCAGAGTGTGGCTTAGTTAGAGAACATCTAGGACCAGAATATGTTTCACCTGCAATCAGAGGATGGCATGGTGATCCTATTAATTTCAATAATAACATGTTTTGGAATGGGTATTGGATCAATCCGATATTTGGATTACCTAATATTAAAGAGTTTATGGGATTTTTTGATGTTGGACCTAATAGGTCCTCCACCTACCTCGATGATACAACTTTTCAATTTTTCGAGAGTACTCTCTTTCTCAAAGACTTTTATGAATATGATTCTTCAGGATTTATTCCCCTTCCATATCAAGCAACGGCATCCGAAAACGGCTGGGAGAATCAACTGGGATGGTCGTCTGGCGGCGGGTCCTCGTTTACCTCCACGACGCCGTTTGGTAATAGTATATTTGATCAGATGGGCGGTGATGGTTTATTAGAAGGTATTCCTTCTCATCTAATATTCTTTAATTGGGAGACAACTAGTATTGATGAAATTCAAACTTGCAACGATCCTGATTGCGGTTTCGGAGGGGGTCAGCAGAACCAAGGGGGTCTTGGCTCGGGAGAAGGGATAGAAAATGATTGTAGATGTTTGTTTGGCACGGGAGGATTTGGCTCCGGTATCAATCCGGATTCCGATGGTCAAAACGGTATACTGGTAGGAAGTAAAAGGGGTTTTGAGAGGAACATTGAAGTAGAATATGTAACAAACAGAATGTATGATTTTGTAAAAACTTGTGCTATACCACAATTATGTGGTCAATATGATTATCAAGGTGATACTATTCAGGTTCCATATGTGTCAAAGCAAGTAGAGGAATTAGTCAAGCAGGAGGGGACCGGTGATGACGGCACCTTCGGCGGCGGTGGTCAAGGAAATGTACTATTTTATTCTTGGAAAGTAGTTGAATGGGAAATATCTGAAGTTGAAGTAAAGTGGCCTGATAGGTATTCTAATGGTTCACCCTATGATTATGGAATCATCCGAACTGCGCCTTTCTTCACACACGATTATAAAAATAATTGGATAGATAGTAACTACATTAGCATCCTAAAACAGTTTGGAACAAGTCCTTATACTACGGGCAGCGATGGAGTTGTTGGTCAAACTAATTATCAATTAGGAAATCCTGGCACCGACAAGGCCCCCACAGCCGTCCTTCGAGGTGTTCTTGCAGAACAGGGAGCAAATACGGCTTATGTTCCAAACAGAAACTTGGGATTATATGATCAATCGGCTCCCGTATATAATAAGGAAGACTGGCAAAGATTTTTAGACTGTGGTGGTACTTGTGTTGGTGGCGAAAAAGGTGGTACAGATAACGTTGTTCTGGAGTCATCTAAATCACTTGAGTATGCCAAATACTGTACATACGCTTGGAACCGATATTGGTCAACACCTGAACACCAATTGATGTATAGACGAGCCCAGATGAATCTAATTCAGTCACAAGAAATCGAGATAACTTTACCAATGGATATAAATCTAGAAATTGGTATGATTGTTGGAGTTGATATTCCACTAAGTCCATCTATAGAAATAACGCCAGGACAAACAGTTCGAGATGAAAATTTAAATACCTCATCAGGACGTTTCCTTGTTACAGGAATCAGAAGAACTTTCACTGGTAAAAGAGATGCTATGAAGGTTAGACTGAATAGAGACAGTTTACCATTCGATCCAAATAAAGGATTTCAAGATTCCGAACAGCAATAATAAGGCATACATAAGATATGGCAAAAGTAACAGATAGGTATCGATATTCTGATATAGATTTTAATTTCGCCAAAGCAGCGAATGGTGATGTCTCTCGTAAATTCGATGATAACGCAATAAAACAATCACTAAGAAATTTAGTGTTGACTAATTATTATGAAAGACCATTTCGTCCTTCTCTGGGTGCTAATTTGTATGATACATTGTTTTCTAATTTTAGTCAAGGTATTCTAGGCGAGTTAAGAACCAGTATTATAAATCTAATCAATGAAGCAGAACCAAGAGTAACGTTGCTTGAAGTTTTAACAGGATTTAATGAAGTGAGTTCTACACTTACTGTAAGTATTAATTACAACTATCTAGATTCACAAGATACAATCGATATAACCATAGAGAGAGTAAAATAATATGGCCGACTCATTTATCAATTTAAGTAAAACTGACTTTGAGCAAGTCAAAACATCACTTACTGATTTTATAAAAACCAAACCAGAGTTCACTGATTATGATTTTACTGGATCTGCTCTGTCTACTATGATAGATTTGTTGGCATATAATACAGCCTTCTTTTCTACATATACAAACTTTCTTGCTAATGAAAGTTTTGTTGACTCTGCACAAAAACGAGATTCCTTAATGTCTTTGGCAAGACTTGTTGGTTATACTCCGAGATCCAGAATTGCTTCTAGAGCAGTATTAAAAATAACCTCCGACGAGACATCAGTTCCTGTTGGTACTGTTTTTCAAGGGGCAGATACAGGTTATGTTTTTACTACGATATCTCAAACTACATTGGGGGCTGATGGTAGTAGATTCTCAGGTCAAGTTACTGTATATCAGAATTCAACGAACAGTCAAACAACAAACACAAACTACTCCTTCGGTAAGATTATTCTACCAGAACAAGTAGACATATCTTCAGTACGAGTTTCTGTTGGTGGAGTTGAGTACAAAAAAGCAGATAGAATTTCTGCCCTTGGCCCTGCATCCAAAGTATTTTTTATTGATCCAATTTTCTCTGGTGCATATGAATTATCATTCGGTGATGGTACATACGGTGAAGTAGTTCCAGATGGTTCTGATGTCAGAGCATTATACCTTACACCCAATGGTATTAATAATGCTAACGGAGAGAACTCGTTTACCTCAGAAGGTCTTACCATCGAAGTTATAACTGCATCTTTCGGTGGACAGGAGAGAGAAGATGCAGAAAGTATTAGAAGAAATGCTCCTTCTTACTTCCAAGCACAAAACAGAGCAGTTACAGCAAATGATGCCGAAATTGTATTTAAAGTAGATAATCCAGAAGTATATGATGCAACTGCATGGGGAGGTGAAGAGAACAATCCACCACAATATGGAAGGCTTTTCTTATCAACAATTAAAGATGCGAGTGGCACAACATTTAGTGCCGAAGAACTTTCTAATTTTGCAGCCAAGTTACAAGAGAAAACAGTAGTCGGTATTCTTCCTGAGTTTAAGGATAGACAATGTTATGATGTTAACATTACATCAGGAACCCTTGTTTATGATCCGACTATAAATTCTTCAGGTATTGGTTTACGAGAAATAGCAGAAACTAAAATTTTAAACTACAATCCTGCATGTTCGTTTAGGGGCATATTACCTTACAGTAAAATAACATCAGAAATTGTAGAGGAAAATCCAGCGATCCGATCTATTGATCTCGATATTGATATATCATCTTCTTTTAGTAATGATACTTATACGGATACAAGTATCGATAGAAACCTGTACATATCTTTTGCAAATAGTGTAGTACCAGAAAGTTTGTTTACAGATCTATTCTATATAAACGAATCGCTGGCTGAACCAGAAAATGTTGGTTTCTTGCGTGATGATGGAAACGGTTTTATTATATTCGGTGGATTAAACTCCGGTAGAATATTTAACTATAGGTTAGGGACAGTAGATTACAATACAGGTAATATTTCAATTTTAGGTTTTTCTGATTGGGATGCAGGCAAAGGCAAGGCTGATGCAGGAACAAAGGATTTGACTATTCACATGGTTCCCACAACCAAATCAGTAAAAGCGTTAAAGCAGGCAACATATAAACTAGGAACTATTGGGTCAATAGGACTAAGCCAATGATCACAACAACCGACTCAGAATTCCAAAAATTTGAAAAAAATGTTGGCGAAGAACGTAGGAATGATCAATTCCAACGAAACACCTCTGCTTCTGATGTTGTTACTCCTCGGTTTCCTTTCTACATTAAAGATCGTTTACCAAGTCACGTTGTAGAAAACTATGATCTTTATGTTAAGTTTATAGAGGCCTACTTTGAATGGTTAGGAATCTCAAACGGGATTGATAAAATTCCATATCTTATGGATTTAAATACTGTCAGTAACGATCTATTATCACACCATAAAGAATTACTTGCTAAATTATGGCCAGAAAATAGTCAATTCAATTGGTCTGATCCGTCCAATTCAATCGTAGATCTCAGACGTTTTTTGTCTTTCGTCAGACAATTTTATCTTACCAAAGGAACCGAAGAATCTATTAGGTTTATTCTTTCTTCTGTTTATAATCTAGATCCAGCCGAAATTGATTTCGATTATCCTAAAGTTCAACTGTTATTTTTGTCTGATTCTATATGGGTTCCTAATCTAGAGGATGACTCAGATGCTATAGGAAATAAATACGAAGGTTATTGGAAAGACAGCAGAAGTTTGCTTAGTGATGGGGTTAGATTTAGAGATAAATATTACCAAGAATTTTCGTATGTTGTTAAAGCAACAACAGATGATGATCAGGGAAAATTTAATTTATCAGCAGTTCGTGAAATTGCACATCCTTCTGGATTTTTATTGTTTAATAATGTAGGGCCAGATGTGTATGTTCCTGCTGCGCCAGGTCCGATTGATACAGGATATGTTGAACCTATGTTAGTTGGTCATTACTTGGCATATCAATTTAATACGGTATTAAATCCAAGAGATCCATTTAACGGAACATGTAATGTATTTCAACCGGGATATGATTGGTTTCCTTGTGGTTTCAATCCATTCAAATACAGTCCACTTGGTATAACAGGTACAGTAAACTGTGGTACAGCAAAACACGATCCCGACAAGTTTCCAATTGGATATACTTTTGGAGCAGCAGCAGGAGCAAGTGGATACACTTATACAGAAGATACATATATTAGTGCCAATAGTAGAGGATATACATTGTGGACAGTCTTCAATCACCCAAATACATGGGCGATTGGACCAACAACTGGAACTGCATTTGGTGACATGATACTTGGACAGATTCAATCATTAGTTCCTGATCCAACTAAAGGTGCCAATAGTTCTCCAAATGATCCGACTGAATTACTGACCAATTGTACGTTAGCATAAGAGGAAAATAATGACCAGTAACATAAATACAAGTTTTGCAACACCAGAAAATACCAGCATTGCTGGTTTAAGAGCCTTGATGACATCAACTCTTCAAACAAATATGTTTTCGCAGAATCAGATTTTCTTCTTTGTTGCAAAGGAAGGTACACCCACTGACGTAGAGCCAGACTCTTTATCTTCTGCTGAAAAAGTTTACGAAAATATTGTAATGTTAGATAGAATAACACCCGATGAAGTATCATCAGTAGTACCAAGAATCAATTGGACTTCGGGAACAATTTACAGCGGGTTTGATTCAACTAAAAATATGTACAACTATCAAGTTGGTTTTACTGGTTCTATTGAATTAGAATATCAGCCATATGTTATGACAGATGATTTTAATGTATATCTCTGTATTAAGAATAGTGAAACTGGATTTTTAAGGAATCAAGTAGCATCTACAATAAAACCAACTAGAATTGATACTGAGCCGTTCACTCTCGCTGATAATTATACATGGAAATACATGTATAGTGTAGGTGATAAAGACATTGATTTTTTAACAACAAAGTGGTTACCAGTCCCTGCTCCAGTAGATCCTGATGTGGAAATAACAAACAAAACTAGTGCAAAATTTAGACAGCAGCAAAATCAAATAGCAGCCACTGGAGGATCTATCAATGATCTTCGTGTTAATATTGACGCAGGTAAAAATATCTATTTTGATACAGCAACGCCAAGAACAGAAGTTATCGGGATGGGAACATCTGGGTCAATTTCTCTGAGAACAACACCTGTTGCCGGCAAAGGTTTTCAGTTAACTGGATATTCGATTGATGAAAAAGGAAAAGATTACATTGGAGGTGGCATACGCCTTTTAGATTCCCCTAATTCAAATGGAGATTATGTAACCACAGCATCAGTCGAAGATATAATGACAGTAGAAACTTCATATGGAGATGTGAATAAGGATCTGTCAACCGATCCTAGAACAACTCTTCAAGCAAGAACTCTCATGGTTGCTGGAAATGTATCTCAGACAAACGAATCTATTGGAGCATTACCAAATGGCATAACGATGGCTGCGTTTGGATTAATCGCTAATCCTGTATATTCTGAGGGAACTACTCTTGCAGGAAAAATTGCAGGGGCGGAGTTGGGTTATGGAACAAATATTAAATTAAACATTAGACAAACTCCTATTTTAAAAATTAGAGATGATAGTGGCGGCGGTTTTCAAATTGCAACAGCGAAGAAAATTACAGATACAAGACTTCTTCCAAATTCAACATTAGAAATAGCAGCAGATAGAACTAAGTCAACTGTTATTGATTTGAGACCAAATGCATTTGCAGGTGGTGGTTCAAGCACTAAGGCAGACTTGTATACTACTGGTTCTCTGAGACCATTTACTACTTCTGATATTATTACTTCGGCTACTAATGCTACGTTTGCAGTCGAACAAGTAACTCAACCACTACTGAAGGTTGGTTCGGGAGATCTCTTATACATAAACAAGAACACATTCAATATATTAGAAGGACAAGTGTTCTTCTGCAAAATCACTCTAGTGCAGTGATAGGAGAAAAATAAATGGCAAATCAATCTTGGTATCATAGTTTTTTCGACGTAGCACCGTATAACGATTCGTGGACGCCATCGAAGAATTACCTTTCTTTAGGTTTCTTGCCAGGATATGCATTGCAGTCTAGAGAATTATTAGAACTACAAACTACTCTTCTTTATCAAATTTCTACTACGAATAGAACTTTGTTTAAACACGGACAGCCCAGAATTGATTTAGAAGAAGAGTCTTTGAATTCTTCGACCTCACCAATATCAGTAAACGTAGGCACTCATAAATTCAGTATTTCTAAAAATACACAATTATTTACGAACTTTTCTCTTGTAGCATCTGGATTTGAGATTCCAAATGGTTTCTGGATTACGATTCCACCATCTAACGTTGAGCATAGTGGAATTTATACAGAACAAATAACTGCTCCTGAAGAAGAACATTATGTGGGATTTGATGTGGAGATAAAATCAGTAAGCACCATAGAGGATGATACGCTGTTCGATCCAGTAGGAACAGATTTTAAAAATAGTGGGGGTCCCGGAGCGACACGATATGCATATGGTATAACCCTAAATTCTACGGGTGGTTTTTTAAGAACCAATCAGTTTAAAAGAAAACAATCTCAGTTCTTTGTGCCGATTGCACAATATAAAAATGGATCATATTATTGGGCTTTTGATGAGTCTACTGCTATCATCGGATAATCGTTGATTATAAATAAACACAGGGAAAACTAATGGCCGATATTACAGGAAATACAGGACAAATTGCTCTTGTCTCTTTAGGAGACACGATCAACGATTGGCGTAATTTAACAAATGATCAAATAATTGCCAAATTAAACCTACTCAAAGTTTATGATATTGGTGCAGGAGTTGGACTAGATGTAACCGGCGGCGTTGCTGGTGGTGGTGTCGGCGGTACTTATGCTATGCAAGTATCTGATACTATATCAAAGGGTATCACGGTTGGTGGTGATTTGGTTGTAACAGGTAGTGTTAGTTTCTCTTCTGCCGGCGAGGTTTCCTTTCCAAATGGACTGGTGAACGTTAATGGAGACGATAGTCCAGTTTCAGGTTCTGCGACTGCGGGTATGGTGGTTGGATCATTCACTGGACCTAATTTTAATTCAGGAACCACTGCTCCATTTTTCTTAAATGTGGGAGGATCTTGGTTTACTAATCAAGACCTCAAACTAATTGGTGGTGGAACTCTTGCCAATGCTTCCATACAGAAAATTATGTTCGGTGAAACAAACGGAAAGACCCTCTCGTTTAAACAGACGGCAACAGATTTAATTGTAGGAAATGAGCATAAACTAGATGCAATTCCAGTTGGAACTACCCTTGCTGGTGAAATTATTCGTATAAGATCTAGTGACGGTCGAGTTGATATTCTAAAGGGTGTAAATAAACGAAGAGTTTCTGGTATCTCTCATGGCTTTTCTTTCGGTAAAGTAGTCCGTGCAAGCAGTAATGATACCACAGGTTACACACTGGCAATTGCATCTGGAGGATCTACTTTCGCAGAGGCAGTTGGTATGATCTCTAGAGTGAATGGAGATTCAGACTTTGAAGTTACCTTTAATGGAGAAGTTGAAGGTTCGTTTACTAGTGTGAATGATACTTCTGCTGCTCTCTCTGTAGGATGTCCTTATTTTATATCTCCAACAAATTTAGGAAATATTACAACAATAGAACCATCAACAGATGGTCATATTTCCAAACCAGTTTTAGTTGGATTGTCGGGTGATAGAGGTCTTTTTGTCAACTACAGAGGTCAGGAAATAAACACTGTTGCTTCTGGTGGTGGTGGTGGTGGTGGATCAACAGGAGATCCATCTTCTGTTAGAAGAACTATTGCTTCTTCTGGTTTTACCATAGGACAAATTGTATCTCAGAATGAAGAGGGTGTTTATGAATTACTATCACCTGTGAATAAATCTAGAATGATTGGTATTGTTGTCAGACAGGTTAGTGGTGGACACGAACTACTTTTGTATGGTATGTCGAATGATAATGATGAATTTAGAGTAGCCACTAACACATTTTGGTCTGGAACTGACACATTGTTATACCCAATAGCAGATGGGACTGGTATTGGATTCCTTACAGACTTAGTTCCAGCAGACGGAAGTTTTTCTCCAATTGCATTGAAAATGGGAAATCATATTCTATTCTTCAATAGTAGATTTGGTCAAGGGTATTCAACACCTAGTAGTGACGCATTCAATAACACATCAAGATCAGAAGCAGCATACACTGCCGCTATAGTCGCTGGTGGAGGATCTGGTGATACGGTAGGTGGCGGTGGTTATGCACAGACAACAACAGGTGCAAACACTACTAATATTTTAATCAACGGTGGGTTTGATATTTGGCAAAGAGGAATTGGTACGGTTGCACACACAGGAACCGCTGACACTTATTTTGCGGATAGATGGATAAGAACTAAACAAATTGGTGTTTGTGGT